CCCCGCCTGTACGGCCGTTTTCGAGCGCGTGTATACGACTTGTCCATTTTGCGGGCACTACCCCGAGCCGGCCTCGCGTAGCGGCCCGGAATACGTCGACGGCGACCTGTGCGAGCTGGACCCCGAGACCCTGGCGAAAATGCGGGGCGAAATCGAGGCGGTCGATATGCACCCGGAAGCATACCGGGAACAGCTCGCCGCGAAACATACGCCCCGTATCGGGCAAATGGCGCACGTAAAGCGACACGCCGAACGCCAGGAGGCCCAGGCCGCGTTACGCGAGTCTATCGCATGGTGGGCCGGCTATCAGCGCGCTATGGGTCGAGCGGATCCGGAGAGCTACCGGCGTTTTTATTTCGCGTTCGGGGTCGACGTTATGACGGCCCAGACGCTCAATACCCGCGAAGCTATCGAGCTGGCGGACAACATTAACCGACACTTAGGAGCGGCGGGCTATGCCACGGTTTAAGGGCGTTATCAAAAGCGTGAAACACAACGGCCGGGAAATATCGGAAATTTTTGGCTTCTTCGATAGAAACGAGGGGGAGTTAAGACGCGCCCAGGAACAGGCGAAACTCGATACGCTCCGGGCGCTTCGTAACGGGTTTCTGTCCGGGCGCCGGCGAGAAGAAACAATCGAATACCCGAAAACAACCGACGTACACGAAGTCGACGGGCGGCTCTACGTGGTCGAAACCTGGCTTTTCGAGTTCCCGGACGGGGAGTTCGATACCCTGCAACGCCGGCACCCGGTAACGGACCCGGCCGAAATCGAGGCGCTATCGCTATGAACCTGAACCAATGGGCGATTAAGTGGGGCGTACCGTATGCGGCCCTGGAAGACCTCCGGCGCGAGTTCGGCTCGTTCAATACCGACCCGGCTCCGGCCGAGGGCGAAAGCGAGGCCGCCGTCCAGACCCGTATAAGGCTGGAAGCGAGCAAAAAGGGCGCGCGGATATGGCGTAACAATGTCGGCGCAACTATGGACGAGAACGGTAATTTTATCCGCTTCGGCTTGGCGAACGACTCGCAGCAAATGAACAAGGCGATAAAGTCGTCGGATCTTATCGGCCTCCGCCCCGTGGTTATCACGGAGGCGCATATCGGTAGCACGTTCGGCCAATTTATCGCCCGGGAGGTTAAGCCGGCCGCCTGGCGCTGGACCGGTACCGATCGGGAAGAGGCCCAGCTTAAATTTTTACAGCTCGTCGCTTCCCTGGGAGGGGACGCGGCGTTCGCAATCGGAGAGGGGACGTTATGAGCAATTACAGGAGAGACGGGTCGCCGGCTAAATGCCCGAAGTGTGGTTCGGCGGATCTATCCGAACAGGTAAAAGACTCGGAGGTCCTGGTCGTTTGTATCGCTTGCGGTACCGAGGTCGGGTTCTATGCGTATGGCGCCTGGGATCCTAATTTCTACAGGGAGTTAGACGAATGACGATTTACTGTACGCCCTTCCGGGGTAGCGATAAGCAGACGACCGGGCCGTCGACCGACTCGGGCTTCGAGACGCTCGACCAGGTAGTCGAGGCCATGGGGCCGCCGGCCGTCGCCTACCGGGCTATGGTCATTTACGGGGAGGGCGACGACCGAGTCGTCTTCTCCCGGGTCCTATTCTGTATTGACGGGGCCGGCACTAACGCTTAATATCAGGCCGATACCTATAGACGAGGAAGCCAGACAATGAAACGCGAACACGTAAAAGAAACGGCCGTCGCCATGGTGCGAGAAGCCGGCCTTATCAATCTGTCCCGCCGCGCCCTATGCGAGCGGGCCGACATTCCCGACGGGTCATTCCCGCATATCATGGGCTGCAATTTTGCCGACTTCGTCGAAGAGCTACGGGCCGAGGGCATAGAGTCGGCGGTCGCCCCCGTGAGTAAGAGCAGGGCGAACCCGGGGCTACGTAAAGCCCATATTCTCGCCGTCGCCGTGGATATGTCGAAAGAAATCGGGTACCAGAAAATTACACGGGACGCAGTCGCCGAAGCCGCGGGGGTCTCTATGGGCCTGGTAACGAGGTATTTCGGGACCATGGTACAGTTACGCCGGGATATCATGCGTTACGCTGTACGCGAAGAGGTCCTTGAAATTATCGGGCAGGGCCTCGCCGCCGGGGACGACCACGCGAAGAAAGCGGCCCCCGAGTTACGCGCTAAGGCGTTCGATACCTTTCTCGAAGCATAAGGGGCCAGTATGCAACACCTACCCGACGCGCTGGCGCCGTTAGCCGCGTACCGTCAATTTTTGCTCTATAAGCTCGTATGGGACGAGCGTAAACAGGGCTACCAGAAAATACCGATAAGCCCCCATACGTTCGCCAGCTACCCGAAGGGGAGCGACTGGCAGAAAGACCCCGCCAGCACCACGGACGCCGAGACGGCGCTCGCCATGGCCCAGGCCGCCGGGTCTGGCTACGGCGTCGGCTTCCTGTTTACGCCGAACGACCCGTTTTTCTTTGTCGACCTCGACCACTGCCTTAGCCCCGACGGCGCTACCTGGTCAGCGGTCGCCCTGGCGGTCCTGGGTATGCTCCCCGGCGCCGCGGTCGAGGTCTCCCAGTCCGGGACCGGTTTACATATTTTCGGCACCGGTAACGCCCCGGCTCACGGTAATAAAAATACGGGGCTCGGGCTCGAATTTTATACCGAATGGCGGTTCGCCGCGCTCACCGGTACGAACGCTATAGGCTCGGCCGCGACTGATTTAACCCAGTGGCTCCCGGCCCTGGTCGATACCTACTTCCCCAGGAAAGGCGGCGATAAGGGGCAGGAATGGACCGAAGAGCCGGTCGCCGAGTGGAACGGCCCGGAGGACGACGACGAGCTTATCGAGAAGGCCCTCGGGTCGCAGAGCGCCGCGGGCGTATTCGGCGGCCGTAGCACCTTCGCGGGGCTGTGGGAGGGGGACGAAGACGCCCTCGCCAGGGCCTACCCGGATCCGGAGGGCCATAGGTCATACGACGGCAGTAGCGCCGACGCCGCGCTCGCCCAGCATCTAGCGTTCTGGACCGGTAACGATTGCGAGCGGATCCTCCGGTTAATGTGGCGTTCCGGGCTCGTTCGCGATAAGTGGGAGCGGGAAGACTACCTTTACCGGACGATTCTACGAGCCGCCGAGCTACAGGAAAGCGTCTATACGGCCGGGCGCCGGGAAGTCGATAACAGTATCGCCGAAGCCCACGGGGCGCCGAAGCTACGCGCCAGTAGCGACGCCCAGCGCAACTACGCGGAGACGGTCCGGGCCGAGAAATTGCAGCAAGCGACCGAAGAGCAGGCCGCGCGCCTATGCTCGTCGTCGGGTCCGAATGCGTCCGCTAAGTTCTGGCTCGATAACCAGGAACTCGAACCGGCCGACCTGGTCGCCATGATTACGCCGATAGAAGCGGCCGCGGATCCCCTGGGCGACCGTACCGGCCCCCAGATAGTCGCGGGCCACCAGTATTTAGGCGCTACCCTGCAGCTCGAACACTTCGACGGATGCGTCTATATCCAGGACCTACACCGGATTTTTACGCCCTCGGGCTCCATGCTGAAACCGGAGCAGTTTAACGCCACGTACGGCGGGTACGTCTTCCAGCTCGACGAGACCGGCGACAAGACGACGCGCAAGGCCTGGGAGGCTTTCACGGAGTCGCAGGTTATACGCTGGCCGAAGGCCGAGGCGACCTGTTTCCGGCCGGAGCTGGGCACCGGCGAGCTGATCGAGGAAGAGGGCCGGGTCCTCGTTAATACCTACGTACCGATAGAGACCCCCCGACAGAAAGGAGACGCCGGCCCGTTCCTTACACACCTGGCGAAAGTCCTCCCGGAACCGTCCGACCGCGATATCCTTCTCGCTTATATGGCCGCCTGTATCCAGTATAAGGGCGCTAAATTCCAGTGGGCCCCGTTGCTGCAGGGATGCGAGGGCAACGGTAAGACGCTCTTTACCCGTTGCGTCGCGTACGCTATCGGGAACCGCTACACGCACCTACCGCCGGCGAACGAAATATCGGAGAAGTTTAACGAGTGGCTCTTTAATAAAATCTTTATCGGTATCGAAGACGTTTACGTCCCGGACCATAAAAAGGAAGTTATCGAGGTCCTTAAGCCGATGATAACGAACGACCGGCTAGCTATGCGGGCTATGCAACAGGCGCAAGTTATGGGCGATAACCGCGCTAATTTTATGCTGAACTCGAACCATAAGGACGCTATCCGGAAGACCCGGACCGACCGCCGCTTCGCCGTATTCTACACGGCCCAGCAAGGCCCCGCCGACCTGGAACGCGACGGTATGGTCGGGGACTACTTCCCGGACCTGTACCAGTGGCTACGAGCTGGCGGATATGCCGTAGTAGCCGAGTACCTGGAAACCTACCCGATACCGGACGAGCTGAACCCGGCCACAAAATGCCACCGGGCGCCGGTTACGACCAGTACGAACGAGGCGATTAACGCCAGTATGGGCGGCGTAGAACAGGAGATTCTCGAAGCCGTCGAAGAGGGGCAACCCGGGTTCGCCGGGGGCTGGATTTCCTCCGTAGCGGTCGAGCGGTTGCTTAACAATATGCGCGCCGGCCGGGCGATACCGCCGAACAAGCGCCGCGAGCTTATGCAGTCCCTCGGCTACGACTGGCACCCGGCCTTAACGAACGGGCGGGCGAACAATCCTATAATGATCGACGAGGGCAAAAAGCCCCGCCTCTTTATTCGCGAGGGGCATATACACGCGAACTTAACGTCCCCGGTCGAAGTCGCCAGGGCGTACCAGGAAGCCCAGGGCGTACCGGCGTCCTCGGTCGGATCCGCGGAAAAAGTATTCGGGGGCTCGTAATGTGTCGAAAGATCCCGTACGAAACACGGGCGGCCGCGCTGGAAGACGCGCGGTATATCCGCCTACAGCGTCGCCACTTCTCGAAGCGACTCGGCCGGGTAGCGAAAGCGGGGAAGAAATTACGCCCGTACCGTTGCCCGGCCTGCAGCCAGTGGCATTTAACAACCCGTAAAAAATAATAGCTATTCTATGTTGACGGCTCCGTCAGTAGGGCGTATATTACACCCATCGACACGAAAAACAGCAACGGAGAACGACAGCATGGCTACCTTCAAAATTGAAATTCTTATGATGAACCACGAATGGAAAGGCGCCGCTAAACTTATGACCTACGAGGGCGGTAAGTGGGTCGAGCCGACATTCGAGTCCTACGAAGCCGCCGAGGAAGCGCTCGAAGGCGCCTACAATATGGAACAGTACGCCGCTTGTTCGCGCATTGTTCGGGTAAAGGACGAGGGCCCGGTCCGGTTCAAAGAGGGCAAGACCTACGCGACCCGCAGCATTTGCGACCACGATTGCATTATCGAGATTACCGTTATTAAGCGGACCGCTAAAACAATCGTCGCTGATTGCGGCTGGAAGGGCGTTAAGCGCCTCCGTATCGCCGAGTACAACGGCGTAGAGACCGTAAAGCCATGGGGCTCGTACAGCATGGCCCCCGTAATTAACGCTAAGTGACCAGAAAGGGCCCTCCGGGCCCGGGAGTTATCGGGATGGAAAAGAATAACTACCTGTTCTCAAGCGGCGAACTGGCGGCCCTGGATTTCGCAGCCGTCGAGCGCCGTTTCCTGGCGAATGTTTCCGAGTCGGGCGTACCGTGGGATATGGCGCCGGCCTGGGCCTGCTATGCGTACTCGGCTCCGTGGTTTTTGTTGTGGCTGCAGAACGAGCCGACCGCGATTATACAGGACGAAGTAGTCGTCGACGGCCGGGTCGAACACGAACCGAACGCTATCGTATGGCCCGCGGCCGGTCTGGTAAAGCGACCGAAGGCGGCCGCTATGCCGACTCGCCGGGCCTATGCTGCAGCCTGGAAGGCCTGGAAGAAAGCGAACCATATACGCCGCGCGGTCGCGACCTTAACCGGCAACCGTAACGGGCCGGCGAAGGCCTGGGCGGACGAATGCCGGGTTATGCTGGCCCGGGCCGAGCGAGACCACCGGAGGGCGCTGCAGGATGGATAACGAGACCCCGGAAGAGCGTAAGCGGCGCAAGGCTCGCGAGCGTAAGAAGAAACAGCGCGAACGGGACGAGGCGCTCGGCGTCAAACAGTACCCGTACAGCCTGGCGGCGACGGAGAAGGACGCAATAGAGCGGGGCGCTACGGCCGCCGGATTCGAGGACGAGACCGAGTATTTACTCGACCTGGTCGATAGTGACTTGTCACGCAGGGGATTGAAGAGGTTAAAACAGTAAACTATTACGAGGCAAAATTCGAGAGAGAAGCGAAAGAGCGGCCCGCCGACTGGCTTATAATCGAAGGTAGCCGCGGGTTTTTCAAACTGGTAAAAGTGGGGTATTGATATGATTACGGGCGATTGCGAACAGTGCGGACTATGGGCCGGGACCCGGCGCTCGGGCCGCTGTACGTCGTGTATCGAGAAGAGTCTCCCGCGGGTTATCGGCTTCGCCGGCCGCGCTGGATCCGGGAAGGACACGGCCGCCGACTACCTGGTCGACTTGCTACCGAGCTACGCTAAAACGTCGTTCGCGATACCGTTTAAAGCCATGCTGGCGGAAGGCCTGGGGCTCCGGGCCGAACAGCTCTACGGCGATAAGAAGGGGGTCGTAGACGAGCGCTACGGCCGTACGCCGCGCTACATTATGCAGACCCTCGGCACGGAATGGGGCCGCGAGCTTATCCACCCGGAAATATGGGTCCGCGCGCTGGCGGATCGAATAGTCGGGCGCCGTGTGGTTATTGCCGACGTCCGCTTCCAGGATGAGGCGGCGTTCGTCCGCGCGGCGGGGGTCCTGGTACACGTAGAAGGCCGCGGGGGTATCGAGGGCGACCACGTATCGGAGAACCCGCTCGGCCGCCTTCCCGGCGACCTGGTAGTCCGTAACGACGGCGACCTCGAACAGCTATACCGGGGGGTAGACCATGCGTTTAGTATCTAACGACCTGGGCGACGTAATCCGCCAGGCGCTCCGGTTCTCTATCGACGGCCGGGTTAAGCGCTGTATCCGTATCGGGGGGCTATGGTATGCCGAAATCTAATTCGAGCGTTCTACTTGTCGGCCTGGACACGGCGGAGCAGTGGCAATGTGCCCACGACGCCGTACGACACGCCGAGAAGGGGCGCGACGTAGAACTCGAATACGAGGCCCCCGACGCGGGCGATATCGTCCTTAACGTATCCAGGCGAGGCCGCCAGGTAATCATACGGAGGGTAGACCGTGAGTAAATGCAAAGCGCGCCAGTATTCCGACCAAATGCTATGCGTATGCGGGCTGGCCTGGGACGTTAACGACCCGGAGCCGCCCGAGTGTCGGTCGCCGGAAGCGAAGACAGACCGGCACGTAAGGAACGCCGGCGAGGGGCCGGAGGTATTGAGGCGACTAAGACGGGAGCTACGCAAATGAAACGAGCCATTCTGTTAGTAAGCGCGGGGTCGGCCATGCTGGCGGCCCTGGGACGGAGAGCGGCCGAGACGGTCGGCGAAATCAGGGACGCGGCCGAGGTCGGGCCGGATACGCTTCGGCTACTGGAAGCCGAGGGCCCCAGGAATAACGAGTCCCTGGCCTGGCGGATCCGCTCGGTACTAGGCCCCAGAAACGACGATACGCGGGCCGTTATCGACCTTATCGACGAGCTATGCGAAGAGCTGGACGCGGACAAAACGACGGACGTACTTTTCGACGGGTTCGCGGTATATGACGCGCTCGACGATAAGGCGAAACAGCGGACCGGCCCCGAGAACGTCTCGGACGTCCTGGACGCCGTCGTCCGGATCCTGAGAGAAGACGAGGGGGCGCCGTGACGAACCAAGTATTAACCCAGGCCGAGAAGCGAGAGCGCGAGAGACGTATCGAGCGGGAAGAACGGGAAGAGAACCGGCGCCGCGTACGAATGCGACGGCGGATAGAAGAACACCAGGAAGCGAAGCGGGGCCGATAAGGGCCCCTTTTTTATGCCTGGGGTTATTTTATGTTGACGGGGCCGTCAGTAGCGCGTATATTACACCAATCGACACGACAAAACGACCCAGGAGCTACCAGAATGCAGACCGTTAAACAAATGATCGACCGTAACGCCCTTTTCGTCGTATCGCATAGCGGCGGTAAAGATAGCCAGGCTATGATGATTCACCTCGTAGAGTCCGGCGTCACGGCCGAACAAATGGTCGTAATTCATGCCGACCTGGGTAACGTAGAATGGGGCGGCGCGAAGGATATCGCTCGGGATAACGCGGAAGCCGCCGGCGTCCCGTTTATCGTGGCTACCGCTCGCCGCGGTTTGCTGCAGATGGTAACGGAGCGCTTCGAGAAACGCCCAGAGGTCCCGAGCTGGCCTTCCAGTTCTACCCGCCAGTGTACTAGCGACCTAAAGCGCGGGCCTATCGCCAGGGAAGCGCGCCGGTATGCGAAAGCGAACGGCTTTAACCTGGTCGTTAATTGCATGGGCTTCCGCTCCGAAGAGAGCCCGGCCCGAGCGAAGCGCCCGGTACTCGCGCCAGTGAAGAGCAACACCACAAAAACCCGCGAATGGTTCGACTTCCTCCCTATCCTGGACTGGGACGTACAGCAGGTATTCCAGGCTATCGCCAACGACGGCCAAAAGCCCCACCAGGCGTACGGCGTTAAGCTCGTCGCGGGTCGATGGGTAACGGAAGGGAACGACCGGCTATCGTGCGTCTTTTGCATCATGGCGAGCGCTAAGGATATCGCCCACGGCGCCCAGGAGCGGCCCGAGCTGGCGGCCGAGTATATCGCCCTGGAAAAAGCGACCGGCTATACAATGCATATGAGCCGGAAGCCGCTAGAACAGATAATCGAGGAAGGTAAAAAGCAGTTAATCCCCGCTACTAACCTGTAATTGACGAGGCCGTCAGTACCGAGGCGGCCTCGAAGCCGCTACGGGCACCCCGGTAGGCCCACACCCCACACCGGAGCAAAACGTCCGGGTTACGCTGGAAGCCGCGCCGTTACTGGGCTCGCTCGTTTTGTGGCCCGCACCCCCCGCACAAATGACCCTCGTGAGAATTACACCCGTATACGTCCCGCTCTTCCCGTAGCCGCTTCGAGGCCGCTACAGCGCTACAGGGCTCCCCCTGTTACTACTATATAATTACTCTTTATTAGGGGTAAAGGGGTATAGTAGTAGTAAGAGTAAGTAAAACAGTAAGTTAGAAAACCCCGAACTAGGGGGTAATCTAGGGGTAGTCCGGGAGGTATACGGGGGTAAGGCGAAGGCGCCGCCGTGTGGTATTATTCGTAACCAGGAGGGCCGAGACTATGTTTAAAATCACGGACCGTGACGTTAAGCGAATGGAAGCAGACCTTAAGAACTTCGCCGCCCAGGCGCTACCGTATGCGACCCGCAATACGTTGAACCAGGCCGCCTTTACGACCATGCGCGAGGCGAAGGAAGGGATACGGGATAACATGACGACCCGTAACAAATGGACCGAGCGAAGCGTCCGGGTAGAGAAGTCGCGTTCGCTGACCATACCGCGGCAGTCTGCAGCCGTGGGCTCCGTACTTGACTACATGGAAACCCAGGAATTCGGCGGCGTCGAACGGAAGACCGGGAGCGAGGGCGTAGCGATACCGACCAGTTACTCGGCTGGCCTGGCCCAGAACGCGAAGCCACGTACGCGCCTACCGCGTAAGCCGAACAGGATCCAGAACATACAGCTACGGAAGCGGCGCGGTACAGGCGGGAGCCG